TTTCTTAAACCCTGCTATAGTACCTCTACCTTTCTTACGTTCCATTCTAAACTTTGTGTACTCTACATCAAAGCCAGAAGGGGTTGTCCATTTGATTCTATCTGCACCATTACCATGTACAAGAATTGATTTGTATTTAGATGTGAACTTCACAAGTCTATCTAGCTCTTCAATCTCCTCATCAGTAATGTCTTTTGTTTTAAACAGTTCTGATCTTCTCTTAACAGCTTCCTTGTATTCTTCTCCTGCTGGCTCTCCATCTTCATTTACTTTATTGAAGGAACCAAGCTCATACTTTGCAAGCTCCTGAAGGTAACTCATAGTTTGTAGGGGTCCGGGACATACATTATTGATTGCTTTGATCAGTATCTTAGCAAACTTATTGCAGTCATCCTGAGTAATCCCATACTCTGTATGATAGTCTTCAGCTTTACAATCGAAGAACATATTCTCAGCTATCTTCTTAGCACCTGCTGAGTATGCACGAGTCATACTACCACGCTTAGTAATACCTTTACGTATTCTTTTCATTGGCATACGACTGAGTATATCAACTAACCTCTCGTCCTCTGTGAGATTAATTAATTCTTTTGCAGTCTGTACATAGAAGTCTTTCTGTATCTCACTAGGTATTAACCCTACAAGATCTCCTGTTTGAGTGTCTTTAGATATAGCACCTAAGTGCTGCCATCCATTGTTAGATCCATCGATAGGGATAGGAAGATGAGACATGTAAATTCTTTTATCCTTTACAGCCTTGTGGTAATCTGACCACTCAATACAGCAAGCTAAGAATGTAACTATCTTCTCTGCTGTTGTATCTATCTCTCCATTTATTCCTAAGTCTATGATGTCATCCATATGTTCATTCACCCATTGAACTCTATCATCTAGTGTCATCTTGTCTACTGATATATTATCTAGACCTTCTTCTTCTAGGTATGATTTGTAGTCTGCTTCGCACCACTCTGGTATCTCATTGATTCCATAGCTTGCATTAAAGCTTGTAGCTGTATGTACTGCTAACCAATACAGACCACCTTGTGTCATAGGTTTAGCTCTTGCGAACTTTAACATACCACGAGAGATGTCTGACCCCTGATAGTTTAGGAATGGTTCTTTGTAGTACAACCGACCTCTATAGTCAGCGTCAAGGTACTGATAGAATACATCTTCATCTTTCAGTATATTTGCTTTAGCTATAATAAAGCTCCACTCTAGAGCTTGGCTTCTACGCTTGAGTTCTTTTGCATCATTGTCTTCAAATGGTATTGAACTAGAAAACACTTCTTTATTCTTCTCAATAACTTCTAATACTCTTCTGTTAACTCTCCATCCAGAGTTCTGTAATTTATTAATAGACTTTATGTATGGTTTATCTAGTTCTAAATAGTCCTTACCTGTTTTACCTTTTATTACAGGGAATTGAATTGATCCTATCTTTTGCATCATACTATTGATAGGTCTTGGAGGGGTTATAGATGTGTGCATTAGATTTATTCTAGAGAATATTCCGGGTATGTTTGCTAGCTCTACCCATCTAGCTGTTGCAGATACTATGTAACTAGTGTTCCTAGTCTTTGGGTAATAGATATCTACAAAGCCACAGTTGTAAAAGCCTTCTACGAATAGGTCACCTAATCTTATTTGATTAAGCCAAGTTAATTCTCTACCTAGAGATCTACTTATTTCTCTACCTATTTTAGAAGACACGTTAGTTAGGTTAGCTGTACCTACAGGATTAGAACTACTACTTGTTGTAAACAATATCTGTATAGTTTGGAGAGCATTATTTACAAAGCCCTCCATGTTTACTTCATAGTCTTTATCGTACTGTAATATAACTGCACCTGTATTTGCTTTTGGATTCTTACTATTGACAGTCCTCACTTTTTCAATGAGGTAGTCCTTCACCTCAGAAATAGGCTGCATATTAATCTCCTATAGCTACAAAGTCGAAACCTCCTGTAGCAGTTAATCTACTGGTTTTATGATTGTATATTGCAGATCCTGCACTACCAGTAAGTCCAGTGAATCTGGATTTAAGAACTCTAAACCTTATTACATTTCGTTCTGATTCTGATTCAGCTAATAGGTTTCTAGCAAAGCTAATGATATCAAAGGATATCTGCTTGATAGAACCTGAACCTTTGATGTCATCAATAGATGCAAGCTTACCTTCTTCAAAACTTTTAGTACCACCTTGTGACTTTCTTAGGTGTGATATAAGACCAAGCCAAACATTGTGTCTCTTAACAATCTTAAGTAAGTCAGACATAATCTTATCAACTGCTTCGTTACCTGAGAGTCCCTCAGATCCCTCAGAGACAGCGATAGTGATGTGATCTAGTACCAAGTACTTACAACCCATCAATGCCATGTACTCGATCTTCTCAATGAGACTAGAGTCGCTTACAGATCCTGCATGATCTAACAGAATTAGTTTCTCATTACCAAAGACAGCATCGAAAGCTTCTCTCGTTGTGTCTTCAGAAGGATCTACTGAATCTATTATGTTCTTCTTCATTTGCATTGATATAAATTTCTCTGCAGTATCACCAATGCTTTCTTCAAGAGATATTAAACCTACTTTATCTTCTGTTTTATTAAGAAGATCTAGTATTATCTCTTTAATGACAGTGCTTTTACCACTGCCTGTACCACTTGTGAATAGTGTAATCTCACCATGTCTTATACCTTTAAGCTTATGGTTTAATCCATCTAAACAGTCGGGGTAAGGAACAGATTCTACGTTCTGACGTTCAGTAAACTTGTTCCATATCTGTTCACCTACAACAATACCTGCAGGTGACCAAGGTTGTGCATCCCATACACATCTTTCTAACGCTTGCGCTCCAAGCTCAGATAAGACTGCACATGGATCTTTCTTAGGTAGTGTTGCTACCTTTACTTTACCTGCTGATATCATCTTAGCAATTGATGCAGTGCATGCTTCTCCTGCTTCGTCTTGATCAAACATCAGAATAACACTGTCAAATCTGTTGATCCAATCTCTTTGTTCAAGCACAACTTTAGTTGCTGATGCAGATGGTATTGATACACACGCATAAAATCTTTTGTACTTTCTATAGAAGATTTCAGACACTGCCATAGCATCAAGCTCACCTTCAGTTATTATCAGCATCTTATTACCTGAAGATGCACTCTGACCGAACAACTCTACGTTAGAGAAGTTGCCATGTATTCTAAAGTCTTTCGGTAATATTCTTTCTTTATAGGCTACTATATTGTTCTTTTTGGTATATGGGTAGTAGTGCGACCCGGGTTTTCCTTCGGGAGTTGTTGACATTTTAACACCGTAATGATCTACTACTTCCTTAGATATATTACGGCTAGATACACCGTAACTAGTATAACTAGAAATGTTGGTGATGACATCAGTATTTGTGTAGGTGATTGGTTCATTCCTTTCCTCAGTTAATTTCTTTGATCTGTTGCAACTAAAACAAGTTCCAACCCCATCTTCATACGATGCAAAAGCATCTGAAGAACCACAGAATTCACATGGTCCCATTGTATATCGGCTCATTGGTATTCTCTTTCTGCTTTTAGTTTTCTATTATATGATTTGTTTATCTTTCTTTTTAATTTCTTACCATTACTCTTCTTGTTCTGGCTCTTTGTAAACTCTGACTCGAATGTATTCTTCTCCTTTTGAAGTGATTCGTTTTGTGAGTTTGATTTTGTATACTTTGTTATCATTGAAGTCCTCAAATATTCTTTGATATGTATCTAATATTGGTTTGATTATGTTGTCTAGGTCAGCTCCTCTGTTTGAGAAGCCACCTTCAACCTCGAATGTTACTTGGTTAATTCCAAAAGGCCACTTAACTTCTTTAAGAAACTCAGCTATATCCTCTTGATACTTAACATACTCAGGACTCTTGAAGGATCTCTTCCCTCTTGCTCCCAGCATCTTGTTGGCACTCAGGGGTTTTATCTTGAATAGATGATTTAATATCTTCCCATTCCTCCCATGTTTTTATCATTGATAGTAATCTCAAAGACATCTTAGGATCACCTGCATTATGATCTAACCATGCTTTCTGGACATGACTCCACATTGCATCAGTGTTTACACCCTCTAATAATTTCTCAGCTTTCTTCGGACCTATCCCTTTAATTCCGGGGATGTTATCTGAAGTATCACCTACTAAACATTGTGTCATAAGGTTCTTATGTGCTTGATCGTCATCAACAAACACATGAGTTTTCTTATTAAAGTTGTAATGGTTTCCGGGTATCTGTAATAAATCTTTATCAATCCCTACTACAGTATACCATAGCTCTAGTTCACGAGCTTCATAAGCCCATATAGAAACAAGATCATCTGCTTCCATACCATGAGCTGCTATTGCTCCCCATTTCTTAACCATATATTTATGACCATGCCTTAAAGATTTCTTTAGTTCTTCTTTAAGATCAGGTCTAGTACCTTTATAAGGTTTATATAGATCTTTTCTAAAGTTACCATTACCTTTGACAGCTACTTTTAAATCTCCACAAAAGCATTGACTTGATATGTCTGCCATTAGAGAATCTATATTTCTTTGAAGATCTTTTCTTGTTGTTGCTTTACATGCTGCTTTAAAATATATTGAATCAGCATCGACTAATATTAAGCCGTTATCATCTTGCATACTTACTCCTTTCTGTATAAGTATCTTGGTTTACATATGTCTTAACTGCATGGCAGTTCTTACATAGTATTCTACATTTTGACAGTTCTTTCTTAACAGTAGTCCATTTCTTAGAAGATATAGACCTACCATTACCTATGGTGAAGGCTTTCTTTCCGGGTTCTATATGGTCAAGGTCAAGTGCTACACCATTTGTATTATACCCACAGTGTTCACACCCTTTTAATCTTTTCCATCTATGAATTATATCTTTACGATATCTTTCTCTAACCCATCTAGATGTGTACTTACAGCCATTATAGTTCTTACCCTTCGGTAATCCTTTACTACTCATTAATGTACATCTGCATAACTTGAGCCGATTACATAGTTACCACCATCCATACACTCAACACCAAACTTCTTAGGTGCTTCTCTGAAGGACTCCTGTAGTATCTCACCAACACGATTAGCATCTTTCTTTGATGCAACGTATGCAATCTCGTCATGGTAAAATAACCTAGGTTGTGCGTTTAATCCTTCCTTTTCTATCTTACGCATGGAGTATGCTAATGCTGCTTTACATGTGATACCCTCTGTTGTTTGCAATAAGTAGTTAAGACACTGATGTTCTGACGTAGCAAACACTGGTCTTCCATCTAGTGCAGGGAACCAGCCAGCTCCTTGACTATGGAAAGTGTTTGTCCATGTCTCACTGACCCACTTACGTAGTTCATTTAAACCTTTAATACCTTTCGAAAACTTAGCTCTTGAATCTTTACCTACTCTGGCATTTGATTTACCAGTAAGTACTTGACCAAGTTTAGCGTCACCAGCTCCGAAGAGGTAGGCATACAGGTAGTTCTTAGCGATACCTCTTGAGCATCCTAGGGAGTCAGCATTTCTTTGATGTTGATCACCATAACATACCTCATGTGTGAAGTTTTCGTTACCAACATAGTGACATAGGCCACGTAATTGATTACCTGAACTGTCTGCACCTACGACAACCATGTCATCGTCTGCAACAAATAGTTCTCTAAGTTCTTTACCATACTTTGCAGTAACACTTGGTAAGTTTACTATGATTTCATGCCTAGCTCTGAACGTAGGAGTC